TTATAATAAAGATAGGACAACTGGTTGTATCGAGTTCATTGATGAGCTTGGGTTAAAAAGAACTGTTTGTAATAGTTACACAATAACGGAGTATTAATATGGATGTATATAAATTATTAATCGGTATTATATTTGGTTTTATGGCCCAGACAATGACATTTTTCCAATTACAAGGTCCTTTAAAATATAATTGGTTGAGGGATCATTATTGGTTAAACGTATTAATGGGCATCCCAATATCTATGTTGTTCATGTATTCTGTGAAGAATATGGTCTTAGCCTTTGACGGACAAATGTGGCCTTCAAGATTAATTGGTTTCTCAATAGGGGCCATTGTGTTTACGTGGTTAAGTTGGTCCATATTTAATGAACCATTAACAACTAAAACATATGTTTGTCTTGCGTTAGCCATAGCTATTTTATTCATCCAACTATTTTGGAAATGATGAGTGATGATTGGTGTCATTATAGTGATATGCCGTCACCAATGGCATATATCGACAAAGATTTTAGTTTTCGGGCTATTATTGCGGTAAATAATTTAGGGTTTATCGGTAAAGGTGATAAATTATTATGGCGTTGTTCTGGGGATTTAGACCACTTTAAATCATTAACTAATGGTTCATCTTGTTTGGTTGGTTATAGAACCTATTATGGGTTACCACCACTACCTAACAGAACATTAATGTTAGATGACAGAGGTAATCAATATAGATGGGATTGGGATTGGTGTATAGGTGGTAAGAAAACTTATGAGAAATACGCACCCTTCTTTACTGAGTTACATATTTCACATATAAATGATAACAGTATTGGTGATGTGACATTCCCAGATCTGTCAAACTTAAACCCAGAATGTAAAATCTTTAATTATAGTTTTAAAATTTATTAAGGCGAGAATTTATGTATAAGCTTAGTAAAATAAGAGGAGGTTATATTTTATATTCAGAAAAAAATATATGTGGTAGCGAGTTGGGTCCACAAGACATGTTCCTATGGGTATCAAGAAAGGGTAAAGTAGTTTATGGTGATAGCAGGAAAAGATCCCGCATAAGAAAGGTATATTGGATTTATAATGTTGATTTGCCACACCATACTGTCGCAAATTATGAACACCATTATGATAAAAAAAATAAAAGTATATTTGGTAGATAAAAAATAATTATTTAACTTTGTAAAAAAAAGATATGAAAAAAATATTTGTAATTGCAATCGCAACTCTTTCATTGGTATCTTGCACTGAAAATGAACGTGCACGTAGATTTGGTGGGGTTGAAGAAGTTGAGTTAAAACCCAATGAGGTGGTTTTAAACGTAACCTGGAAAGAAAATGAAATGTGGATCTGCACGAAAGATACGACCACTAATATCACTTACTTCCGTGAGAAGTCAAGTTGGGGTGTGATGGAAGGCACTGTAATCTTAAAATAACAATATAAAAAACAAAAAAATGGAAGAATTTCAAGAAGAAAAAAGATTCGTAAAAAAGATTGTTTACTGGATCATTGGGTTAACGTTGGTCTTATCGACCGCTGGTTACATTGTACACAAAGTACGTGAAGCTACTAAAATTGATACTGCGGTGATTCACTACGAGGAGTATCAAGAAATTTACAATACCTGTGTTAAGATAAACACAGATATTTGTAACATGAAGGATGTTCCAGAAACAGATCCCATGTTCAGTCAGTTCAGCAAAGCGCAAAGAATTTTGGCTTTAAGGACAAACCTTAACCGATGGATCGAAGATTACAATGCTAAGTCAAAGATGTGGGGCAGATCATTGTGGAAGTCAAGCAGCTTACCATATCAATTAAGTAACCAAGAGTTTAACTGTAACAATTAAGAAAGATGAAACAATTATTAGCAATTTTAGTATTGATGTTTGCGATAACATCATGTAGCCGAGAATTAGAAAACACTTCTGCTTTAGAAGAGCAAAAGAAAACGGAAGCCAATCAAAGAGATTTGAACGCGATTCAACCTGCACCAAAAATCTCATGGTCATTGGAGAGAGATAACTTGATCAAGAGATTTAAGTTGCAGAATGACAGAACCATTTCTTTCTATATGTATGTGTTCGTAGAAGGTGTGGGTGAACCGATTGGTTATTACCAAGTTAATAAGGTATCCTCAGTCAATTCACAACTTACCAATACTGACCAGATTGTAACTTATACATCACCTCACTCTGGAGATGGTTGGGGCCAACATGTATTACCAAGTCCTGCCGAAGATGGTTCATATGGAACCAACGGAGATGCGGTCTTTGGATTTACGCCAGAAGATATCTATATCGAACACAACATGCACTACATGGTGTCCACAGTTCCTCTATCATTCTCAAAACCTGTTAATAGATTAACCATCATTAACGTTGAGACTGAGAAAGAGTTGAAAGCGATGATGGATAAGATCAGATAGCATTGGATTAGTCAGGTAGCTCAGTTGGTTAGAGCGATTGGTGAGCAGTAAAGGGTAGGGAGTCATGACCTGAGAGTATACGTTAAGCCTTGCCAATAGGTCACAGGTTCGAGTCCTGTCCTGACTACAAAAAAATAACATTATGAGAAAGATTCATTTTTTAGAAAATGACTACCAATGCCCAGGATCGGATGATTCTATTAAAACGGGTAAAAGGGTGTTAAGACGATGTGGTTTACCAACTGAAGAGGTTGAGAACATGGAGATTCATTATCAATTTCATTTGATGGAAAAGGATGATGTTTACAAAATCATCTTCGATAAAAACAATATCCTGGTAACCTATTCAATGTATGTTTCAGGGTCAGACAGCCAAATCATATCGTTACTTGCGAGTGCTGGTAGAAATGGGGTCAAAGATATTGTCTATATTGATTCAAGTAGAGAATTATCCGAATTTTTAAATCGTGAACTTAAAGAATGGTTAGAGTTAGTATATGCGGTAGGATGTGCAATCAATACGAACACAATATTAACTTATGACTACGAAAGTGATTCAGTTAAACGATTAAAGTTTGAATTGAAAGGGTATTGGGATGATTGTATCACATTGGAAGATTTTGATGTCACAGAACTTATTGAGATAAAAGATTAATAGGTTATGATAAAATGTGTTGACAAGGGTATGTGGACTTGTTTTAGTAAGAGTGGGGTTCCAAAGAAGTCATATGATACCGCTGACGCTGCAATAAGTGCGGCTAAACTTGTTAACGAGAACGACCCAAAACCTGATACAAAATTGATTGGGTATAAATGCACACATTGCCACAAATATCATTTATTGACAGTTAATAAAAGAATCAGATGATCAAAGAATTATTAAAAAAACTAGCACTTTACAACCCACAAGATTTGAAACTTGTTTCAGATGGTTATGGTGAGTTCCCAGACGGTTATAAACTAACTGATAGGGGTATAGAAGAGATCGAGAAACTCGTTAACGAGCACACCAGCAAACTATACACAGAACAAGAGGTTAGAGCGTTGTTGGATATGCAAAGAGGTAACTGTTATGTTGCTGTGTACAACAAGACGCTAAGCACTGAAACAGCATCGTTTGCAAGCGCAGCCCCAGAACCTAAAGGGAAAGATGGTTGGGTTAAAAAATAAAAAACAAATGGAAACACATTCAGTTTGGTTCAAAAGATGGTTTAATCCCACGCTTAGAAGAATATTCAAGGTTGAGATATGTTCCATTATAATGGGTAATGAGGTAGTTGGTTACGGAATTAGAAAATTTAAATAAGGATGTATAACACAAATAACAAAACTAGTTCTGAATTGTGGGCGATAGTGGACAAGGAAGGAAAGGTTCTTTACTCAAGAGGTGGGTCTAGCAGCAAATCGAGATTAATGGTTTATGAAAGTGAATCATTAGCTAAACGAGGTCTAAAGAATCAATGGACACAACAAATTATTGATGATGGTGATGTCCAGATTAAATGCATCTATAAATCTTAATAAGATATGAAAAAGGAAGAAATAAAACATTGGGTCGACAGATGGTCGAAACTAAAACCATCCCCACAAAGAGATATGGCAATTAAAATTTGGTCAAGGGGTTTAAATAGATAACACCATGCAATGGACAGCAAAATACTTTGATAACGTTTACCTGTTGACGGATGAACATCCTAACCTAACTACTGATTTGGTTGTATACGTATTACCAGAAGATAAGACAGTTGTCATTGATCACGAGGCGATTAACCATGAGGTGATGGGTGAAAGAACTAAGGTTTTGTGGTGTTACGAACCAGGTAGAAAGTTGGCTGGAAAAACCACGTTTGTTTGGATGCCATATGTTATGAGTGTGTCAGCACAAACAATAACACAAGATTTGGTTCCAGTGCAACCAATGATGGGTCGTTATTCTGAAATTGAGGTGAATGAAGATTTCTATTTGCCAATAAATGGTTATGCAACATGAAGGCAACCGATTTAAGACTGGGGAACACAATTGGAATGTTGTTGGATGATTCAACGGCAATCAAGGTAACTGTGGACATATACCATCTAAGTTGCATATTAAACAAATCCAGAAAATATTTCCCAATACCGATAACAACGGATGAGCTGAGCAAGCTTAAGAATAACATGTATGATGCGGACACTGGAACGTCCATTATAGATTGGATTGATGTGGGAAGAGTTGGAGAGAGATGGGTGTTTGGGACGGCCAGCTATTATGTATTTGAGTTAAAAAAATGTGAGGGGATGAAATGGGTTAACGCTGATGATTCACCACTATGGAAAGTTGTTGCGTTCAGTCCTTTCAAGAAGGATGAGGAAGAAACGCTATATGTAAACATAGCTTACATGCACGAGTTGCAGAACGTATTTTACGCGCTATCAGGATCCAACGAAGAAATACAATATAAAAAAGTTTAACAACAAAGATATGAAGTACGAGGGAAAAGAAATAGAAGTATTGGTTGAACCATTTAGTACCAGCAACTACGTAATCTATTACAGGGTTAAGAAACGTTTTAATCTGTTTAACCTCTGGCAGCGCCATAACTATACCTGGACATTATCGGTTGAGCATTTTGACAGGAATCAACCTTATCTATACAATTCCTTTGAGGAAGCGGTTAGGGCAGCGGAACGATTAAAAGCGGATCCACTGTGGATCGATTCACATACCATAGTACAAGATATGAAGTACGACAAATGTGTGAAGGAGCACAAAGAACACCAAAAGAAATATCAAAAATCTGTAATAATTTAATCATGAAAATTAAGAAAGGAAATTTAAACTTTGATCAAACAGGTAGAGCATATCCTGATAACCCGCATATAGAAGAGAATTGGGATTGCATCTGGGAGAACGAAGGTAAACACTACAAATTGGTTGGTGATACCAACAACAAGGAGTGGTCAGAGGTTACACAATTAGATATCCTCACCTCACACATGGTTCCAGAAGAATACTTTGGCAGAGAGGAAGACCCCAGAAACGCGGTGTTCGGATATAAAACATCCATAGTTGGCCAAATGTTAGATTCAGACAATGGATTTGGCCAGGTTGAGCAATCGATTGATGAGAACGCATTAGAGAGCGAACATTTCCACAAAGCGGATACAACGGATGGTCAATGGTTGTCATTGGTTAAGTCTGAGAGAGAATGGCAGGAAGAAAAGCTTGTTGAGATCTTTCACCACTACCCGAATGCGTCACCTAGATGGCAATACATGAACGGATTGATTCATATGGCGTTGGATTATATTGAAATGACAAAGGAGAAAGAAGAAGAGTGGGACGATTACATAGACTATAAGGGGTACAGGTATTACTACAAGTATGGCCCAGCAAAACATCGTGAATCGATATGTCTTGCAACCAAGGATCCAAAGAAATATTGCAATGGGTTTTACCAATACTCAAGCAAAGATCCTGGCAGTGGTTACGCGTTCGTTGTAACCTCACACAATAACCCGAATGAAAACCCTTTTGAAAACTAAAAAAACAGAACAATGAGAGATTTAACAAACATCGATGTGTTTCACATTGAAACAACGGACAAAGGAACTTTTGCGTATATTTCCTTTCAAGACATGGAAAACGGGGATCCTGTAAATAATTTTTACAATCACATTCGTGTCCCTATGAACCTTAGACCAATACAACTATCTGTAAGAGATAATATTTTGGTTAATCAATCAGCAGAAAATTTGGGTGACTTGGTCGCTGTCGAAATCAAACAATGAGCGGAACCGATATACTAAAACTTGAGGGCGGAACCTACATGGTGGATTACGATACCAAGGTTGAGTATGGGGATAGGTTCATCTGGTTGCATAAAGATACAAAGGAATTCTATAGTGTAATATACCCAAGTCAGGTAAGCAAATATATTAAAGTTAAGGTAACTTGGTACTACGAAGATAAGGGTGTGGATAACACAGTTGTATGGGAAGACCCAGAGGAAGAACTTACAGCAATGTTAACAGCTGAACTGGCAGCGTCAATCGATCGGGATATAATAAATATGTTGCGAAGAACTAACTAAATAAGAAATATGAAAAACATACTAAATAAAATATCAGAAGCCATAGGTAATTGGTTTAAGAGAAGATGGGATGACTACAACGAGGACTTCAAAAGACACGGGGGGATTTAAATTAAATAACAAGAACAATGAACTTCACAGAATACTGGAAACAAAACAAGGAGTTGTATAAACAACTTGGTGTAACGGAAGCGGCAGCATATAGAATATGGTGTGATGCCATAGATGAATTTGCTAAGATGGCCACAAAAAAATTATAAGAATATGCTTTCACCCATGGCATATGTTAGATGCGAAGAATGTGGTGATCTGAAAAGTGTGTGTGAATGTGAGGAAGAAAAATTTGCACAGTAAATTATATTACATTATATTTGTAATATGAGAGATGATGTTAGTTCAATGATAAAAACCGTATTGGATGATAAAAACATTGGTGTGTACATTGTGAGTAGAGGTAGTTTTGATTCCATGTATAACCCGATGAGTTATAGCCTCAGATACACCCGTAATATATATTGTGGAGTGTATTGGTTATTTGATAAGGATGAGGTTGTGTATATAGGATTCAGTGAAGACCTAAGAACAAGATTAAGATCACACGCTAGCGACTCATCGAAAAAAGAATGGGATAGAGCAAAGGTTGTTTTAGTTGATAGCCCTAGAATAGCAAGAGCAGTTGAGTCAACATTACTATTAAACTTTAAAACTAGATACAATAATCCGAGAAGTATATTGAGATGGACCGATAAGGTTCCTGGAGATACAACACGTTCATATAATGCGTATAATAATTTCAGAGGACGTGTTAATATGATACTAAAGTTTTACGGACAATATGGTCATCTAAGTAAGGAAGAGTTAGCGAATATTGGTATTGGTTTGGTTTATGCTTTTGAGGATATAGAGTTATATCGTAAACACGCTAACACAACCTTTGAACAATACGTGGAGAATTTTAAGTTAAAACTAAAAGGCCAGAAACACGATCTTTTTTTAATATAAAAACCATGACATAATGGCATGACATAGTATATAAATGGCAGTGTTTTACCACTTATTCCCACCGAGATTGCAGCTTGCTGCAACTAGTTGGTAGACAGTGTGTTACACGGCCCGTTTTTACACTCATTGAATTCTTTGTAAGATATTGAATACCAGGATGTTACACAGGGTGGTAGAAAGTGGAGAAAAGTGGTAGAAAATGGTATGTTTTACCCTTTAGCAATGGCGGGGGGATTTGAGCCGTTCGTTAATTTTATATTAAATTTTTCAAAAAATTTGGAAATGTGAATAAAAATGCGTATACCCCCACCTCGAACGGCCCCCTCTGGTCTCGTGAATTCAGATCGTTTTATAAAAAAGTTCCCCCTGGGGGCTAGGTGAATGCATTTTGTTATTGTGCGCAGTATTTATATGTATAATATAAGAAAGATGGCTTCACAACTATTGAATTCGGTGGCGGACACCTTGACAAAAAAACCTGAATACGGAATTGTTTCATCGATGTTATCGATCAGCATGAGCACCACCGAAATGTTACAACTGGTGGGTGTGGTTATCGGTCTTTTTATAGCGGTGATCACCGCAGCTTTAAAAGTTATAGAGCTTAAAGATAAATTGGCGGAAAGAAGAAAAGCTAGACGCTTAAAAAAACTGGTGGAAGATGCCAGAGTCGATGAAGAGGAATGAGAGACGCCACTAAATTAACTGGGGCCACCATGATCAAAGGGGAAACTGAATTCCAACTCGGGGATGTTTACCTGGCACCCAATGGTGAATTCTATATGGAAGTGAAAAGAGACGGCGCCACCTGTAATACGCAGGTGAATTCTATTAAAGCCGACTTGAATTCTGGAAAAGCTAAGCTAAAAGTATAAAAAAGTTTAATTGAATACAAATAATAACCTCAGATGAATTCTGGGGTTTTCTTTTTTATGGCGCCGAATGAATTCTGGATCAGATATGAATTCTAAACCAAGGGTGCCATTTGAATTCTGGAAGTTTTTTGGGGGTTGCCTCTGGGTGAATTTGAATTCTGGATCAGATCTGGATTTGAATTCTGTTTTTTTAAGAATCAGGGGTGAATCCTGTGAACTCACCCCCAATATCTCAAATCAAATCAAAACAACATGCATTAATCATGTAGGCAATATAATAGTAGGGATAAAAAATGAAAAAAGCAAGTGCTTTTTTAACTTTTTTTACAAAGTTGAATTTAATTCTTTTTTAATGTAATTCACCCCGTCTTTGAATCCTTCTTCATAGATCCCCTTCTCATATGTATTCAGTGCGGATGGTGCTGAAGCCAGAGCTTTCTGGGCCACCGTGCTCGCGGGGATGTCCGCGGCGTCCACCAGAAGATCTTTTTTATGTTTTGTCACCCTAAATAGGTGGCTCCACATGGCCGTGGATGTAATCCAGATCGCCAGGTTAATATTCTGGTGCCTTTCTGATCCTTCAGAAACCACCGCCATGGTGATCGCGCCAATCAATGACAAACCATAGATCCCCATCAGGATCAGGTCGCCTGTGTTATAAACTTTTCTCTTCATTCTGTTTTTTAATTTGTCGTATATGTGCTTTTAAATTATTGATCATGTCTTCCATGTCCTCTATGGTGATCTCCACCGCAAACTTCGGAGTCTCCACCATCTCTTCCTGTTCCTGTTTAACATTACCAGTGGTGAATACTGTGCGGCTGGTGCCGTCATCAATTATCCTGGTGTCTAGATCAAAATACTGACTCCTGGATTTCAGGAATCTCTTATGGTTCATAAAATGAGTTATCATATTTATAATACTAGCAAAAAAAAGTGGGGAAGTCAAGTCCCCACCTTCTCTTATGTGAACAATTTATTTACTCAGGGTGATATAACTGATCCAGTATCCACCCAGGTCGATCTCCTGGTCATTGCACAGGTCCATGAACTCGGTGAGCGCCAACACTGCGGCGCCCCTCGATCTTAATTCATTAACCTGGATCTGGTCCATGGTGTTATTTTCCAGGTGCTCGGCGTCTCTTCGTCTATCAAACTTATCGATCGGCAGCATTACAATCATTTTCTCCATAGCTTACAATTGAATTACGAAACCTGAATTATCTTTTCTAGCTTTACCCTTTGCTTTCAGGCCAACGATCACTCCATTGCCATGTAAGAAAGTTAAGTCGTGCTCATCGCCATTGATAACTGGAAAGCCCATGTATTCAGTTGGCAGCTCGCTTTCATCCTTTACATTGAATACCATTGCAACATTCAAACCTGAACTCAAAGCTGTGACGGCGTTAATCTTTGTTACAGGTCTTTCGTCAACGCTGTAGGTTAAGTGGTAGTTAGGTGCCTGTGTCTTCAACATTCTAGAGAAGTCCTTTGTATAGTCGTAGAACTGGACGTCTGGGAATAACTCCATGATGTTTTTGTTATCCTTAATCTTAATATTCTCATATGGAATATCTGATGTGCCATTTAAACGAACGGCCAAAGCTTTGCCATGTTTTTTGTAACCCTTGGCAACTTCTTTGTATACCTGCTCGAGGAACAAAGCTTTCTCACGTAGAAAGTATTCAGTCTTATTCAGACGGCCTGTCATTACATTACTGAATGCTCCCCTGCCAGCTGTGAATAAACACGCAGCCTTGCAACCTTCACTGGCATGTGCACAAAGGTTTTTACCAGAGGTGTTTTGTTTTTCAGGTGACATGTACAGGATAAATGTAGTGTAACCCAATTTCTCGCCCTTAATAGTCTTGGCGTTTTGTGTACCGAACAACTTCGTTGGACGTTTGTACTTGTAAGATAAGTCGAACATAATTACTGTGTTATTTGATTTGAAGTACAAATATAATGTAAATGTTTTTCCTGTGCAACTTTTTTATCGATTATTTTTTATAAAAAATTTTATTGCATTTTTTTAATAAAAAATTTGGTTGGTAAATAAATTGTGCTTATCTTTGTACCAACAATAAAGATAGGGACTATGATTAAAATGAATTCTTTGCTGTTGGGGCTATCTGTATTCTTGCTCGGATCCTGTTATGAATCCGTCAAGGGTGAGGAAGTCAAACATAAAATTGTAAAAAAGTTTAAGGTTACTCCAGTGAGTATCCATGATGAAGTTTCACCCAGGTATCGCGGCGTACTGGAAAACGGGGACACCGTTCCAGTCGGTGAGAATACCAGAGTAGGTGACACGGTGAGCTACATCTATTATGAACTGATCCAGTAGATGAAGTAGCTGTGAAAGATGCATGTTTTGTTCATGCTGTGTTTATTTGATTTATTGCAACGGGCCTGCTGAGAAGCGGGCCTTTTGTATTATTTGAATTCTGGCAGCTCCAGGTTCCTGCAATACATAATAACTTCCTGGTGTTCCAGTATAAGCTCCTGTTTAATCTTATCCAGTTCCGCCTGGGCTGCTTCCTTTGTCTGGAAGTAACTGGACATGCGCTGTGAATTCTGGTGAATCCAGGTAAGCTCACAGTGAATCCTTCTCACCTGCTCTTTGATCCTGAGTACCAGGTAAACTGGAATGAATAGATCCTTCACCTGGGCTGGTGATCCATGCAGCTTATGTTTTGTAATAAAGTTTAACGCGGCCTGGTAATCTGTAAAAAACTTTGATCTGGACATCTGGACTTCCCAGACAGGATCACCAGAAGCTTTAAGCTCCACCAGTACCCTTCCAGATCCAGAGGCCACGATCCAGTTCTCACCATCCTGTAAAGAAAAATCCATACCAGTAATATAACCAGTATGGATTCAAAGTAAAGTGTATTCTGGGGTTAAATCTCCCAGATAGTCGCCAGTGAATACCAGATATTTCCAGTTTCACCCTTCTCTTCGCATAACGCGTACAGCTCATCGTCTGTAAGCTCAGTGGTATCCAGACCATGCTTCGCAAAGAAATCATTATTAAGATGAACTCTTTCCTGCGGCAGGTAATGGTCAACAACCTTCCTGATATGCTCTTGTCCTTTTGGTGTGATTTGTAACATGGTATAAATATAGGAAAGTTTTATTACTTTGTCAAGGTTACTTTGCCGATTCTATATGTCCAGTAAACATCATTCATCCCAAAGAACGCGTCAGTTGAACCGTCATCGTTATCAGTTTCGCTGAACAGCGTACCGTAATCCTCATCTTCCCAAGTTGACTGGTCGTAGCGATTAACATCACCTTCGATTGCCAGTGCGGATTCAACCATATCATTGTAGGCGATAACAGCATTCTCCCTGTTGAAGAATGTAATAGTAGATTCGTCAACGTATTCAGAAAAATCTGCTACATAGAAATCACAGTCATCCTCAACATCCTGTGTACCGACTTTAAAGTAGCGGTCAACTTCTTCCAGTATCGCTCCCAGTTCCTCGTTGTTACCTGAATTAAACCTTACAGCCCATTCATCTTCCATCCAGTAGTCGTTATCTTCTTCCAGTCCGTCCACAGCGAATAACTCCTGTGTTCTCTTTTTGAACTCCGCCTTTGCTTCATCAACTGTTTTGAAGAAAAGAACTTCGCTGTCACTTGGTAAGTGAGTGGCGATAATTAAATAGTGAATTTGTTTTGCCATTGTGTTATTGATTTATGATTTCAAATGTAAACATAAAAAAGTTACCGACCAAATTTAATTGCAAATATTTTTTTAGCCAATTCATACGCTTCCCTGACAGCTTCCATATCGTCTGGGTTCTTATACGCTTTGAATAACATATCAATGTTACCACTCGCAGCCCCACCGATTTCCTCATCAATCCAGTTACAGAAACTACGCAGCTCATCAGCGTGGTTAATCTTTAAACTTTCCTCAACAAAGAAATAAGCTTCTGTGAAGTTCCCTGTTATTGAGGCTCCCTGTAATAAAAGTGTTTTGGCGTATACTGGTAGTGCTTTCATTTTAATTATTTAGAATTCAAATGTAAACATAAAAAAGTTCCTGTGCAAATTTAATCACAAAAAAAATGGGGATTGCTCCCCATTCTATTATTCCGCAAAGTCAGGTTTAATTTCCTCGAATCCGTCAGGAACTGAACTACCGACAGAGATTATATCCCTAGCCCACAAACCTACATAGTCATTCGAGCCTCTGAAATCTCCACCGCCTCTACCGTTACCCTCACAGGTTAACAAAGGTAGTGGGTGAATTTGCCAACCGTCACTATCTTTAGGACAGTTGTCCTTATCCACAAACTCTTTTTTGCTGTGGTTAATCACATAGCGATGTGTTTTTCTACCCTTTTTAGGTTTAACCTTTGTGTTATCCTCACATAGGAAATACAGGTTGACATTCTCTATCGTACCTCTATCAGTTACACAGGTTTGGTCTGCTTCCTCATCCGCATAGTCACCCGCCCAAACTACTCGCTGCGGGTTATCCACTATCAGATTTTCAAACGCCTTTACAAAAGGGTTCTTCATCCATGAATGCTCCATTAGTTTAAGCCCACTACCCGATGTGAATTTAGACCCGTCATCCCTAGTATAGGTTGTTTTGATTTCGTGAGAGTACACCCACGCTTTCACCTTTTCAGGTTCTCCTTGTTTTGCCTCGTCTAAAACGATTGGCTTGTAATACTGTCCCATGTGTTATTTGATTTTGTTGATACAAAGATAATGTAAAATAATTTGCTGTGCAAGTTTTTCGCAAAAATAATTAAAAAAAAATGGGGGCTCTCTCCTTCCCCCATTCTCGCTATTAACACCAGAACGTTATCTGGATTTTTTAATTGTCCGCTGCTTCCAGTTTATCACCACAGGCAGCGCATTCGTAATCCGTCTCCTCGTATGGTGGATGCTCCTCATCGTAAGCGAAACAGTTACCACGATCGTCAGGACCATCTCCCAGATTGTTGAACATGTCCAGCGCCTCTTCCTCGGAAGGTGCACAAGCCCTGCAAAAATCTACAGGGATTGATTCTGATGTGTAGATTCTCATTGTGCGTATGTGTTAGCAAGTTGCCACAAACCTTCATTGATATCTAAATTCAATGTGATGTTCTTGATAGGGCGAGCCTGACGAACTTTGTTATCTGAACCTAGGTGTTTGAATTGTCCATTCACCAACTTCTCCTGTACGCGGTTGAAAACAGTCCAAAGGTTGTTAGGGGCGTCATCTGCACGCTGTGGAACAAGCAAGCCGTTAACATCAACCGACAAAGCGATTTGAGATAAGTCAGCCAAGTCGTTCTCCTTGATGTACTCGGGGTAGCGGATTGCGAAAGCTTTCATTGCGAAATCCTTGCGAGCCTCTTCGGTCATCTCTGTGCGCTCGAATGTCTTGATTGTATCGAACACCACAGGTAACTTCTCGGTGATGTCTCCAATCATCTCACGAACGTTCTCGAATGAGTATCCCATGTGACGAAGGTTCAACTTGCCGAAAGTTTTATCCGCAACCACCAAACCGTTTGAACAAATCAGGCGGAATAATCCTACGTGAAAGTTCATTGAACGAGTTCTATCGTGTGAGTTGGTGAAAAGGATTTCAGGTACGTTACCACCCACACCCACAGCACCGAAATCTTGGTGACGGAAACGAACTAGGTGACGAGTCGTGTCAGGGCTTGTCTTCGACTTTTGTTGGCCAACGTCATGAATGTTCCATCCGAACTTCGAAAGGTCATCGATAACATCAATTGTTGGGATGAACTGATAGTGCTTTGATGCACCTGCCTTCGCTCCTTCTTCTGCTGTGCGGAATACTGCGGGGGCTTTTGCTTTTAACTCTTCAACTGTGAACATAATTTCTGATTTTTTTTTGTTGGTACAAAGATAATGTAAAATATTTTACTGCGCAAGTTTTTTTTATTTTTTTTTCGGTTTTTGTTTTGGGACCGCTCGCTGCTTAGGTGTTACTTTAACATATTTGTATGTTGATTTACTGATTTTTACTTTCTTTAAGGCCATGTTATAATATTAAAAACTGAAAAAAAAAATAACCCGTCAGCTGATACACTACTCCGTAAGTAGAGGCTCTCAATTAACTCCCCACCGAAATTCGGGGTACTGACGGGTTTAGGGGGTCTTTAGTTATGCATATCCACCATCACTGCAAAGTATTGGTCTGCATTCTCAAGCGCATCCTTTGGGTCATTGGTTTGCTCATCAATGTCATAGACATTGCTTTCGAAACAAAACTCATCGTACTTACACTCTGCGTATCGCTTGGCGTAGTACGCCGACATATCGTATTGAACATCAGGTTTCTTTACCTCAAGCATTTTCTCCCAAAAGGTTTCCGCTTCAGCATTCATATCCTTTGACCACTCGGTTACCACACGTAGACAATTAGAAAGTGGTAGAGCATCATCCTCATCACCATCTCTATCGTAAGAACTACGAGCATATGGGTTTGAACCCTCGCCGCCAATTTCTTCCCAAATGAGTTCAAGCGCCTGAGCTTGTTCCTGAACCATCTTGGTCGAAAGGAATTCACCCTTATCAGGATACATCTTTTTGAAGTGCGCCTCTGCTTTCAGGAAGAACTCGGATGACTTTGGGTTAAGCGTTCCACTCCAGCGGCCGCCGATTACATACCAATCCCAAACATCACCATCTCCATAACCCTCGAGGAAAGTGTTTGCGTTCTCAATAGCTTCATCCTTATCGGAAGCCTTAGTTAATAAAATTACTCCTTTGTGCATACATTTAAAATTTAGAATTCAAAGATAACTATAAAAAAGTTCCTGTGCAAATTAATTTTCATCTTCTTCCCACTCATCCAAATCATCGGACTCATCCAATTCTTCAGCCTCAATGAATACTACTCGGAAAGCGACATACTCGTGGTCAGGACTGTAAGTATCTTTGATACCATAAACAACATAAGAACCATCACCAAACCCTGAGGATGATACAGCACCGTTTGGAAGCACACCCCAACTTTCAGGATTATCTAGAGTAATCTTACAACAAGCGTGATACCATACATCTGCGTCACGGTCGCTATCGTCAGTCAGGAAGTCACCACCGAAGTCATACTTGGGCATATCCTTAACACTCGCCGCTATACGATAGTGGTCACGATCGAAGAAACCGAACTGGCCGCTGTCCACACCAAAGGTTCCTGAGATTTCTTTCCAAGCGCTCTCATCGATTTTGTGGTCGGCGTGGTGTATTGTTAGGTCGACATTCCGTTCTCCCCAAGCCCCAACAGTTTCAATGTTAGAGTGGGCTAACCAAGTACCTTTCCTTACATTGTTAACAATACTCATACACCAAATGTCTGTGGTGTAACAAGGGTCACTACATACCATAACCCCTGAAGTGATTTCAAATTTTTGTGTCATTTGAATTAATTTAAAGTGTTGGTAAAACTCCGTTCTCGCCATAGAATAACGCACCACCCTCGTTGCCCTCATCGTCTGCCGATAAGATACAACTTGTTCCATCATTCAGGAAGAAACAAATTGGTCGTTTGTTCCAACCCATCATTTCCATTTCCTCATCATTCAGGTATCGTGCCTCAACGATTGTCTTTCCCTGAAGAACTTTCTTTGCTTCAGTGTCCCAATACTCTTGGATGTCTTTTTGTTTTGTAGCCATTTGCTTTGTTATTTGATTTTAGAATTCAAAGATAATATAAAAAACTTTACTGTGCAAATTTATTTTGAAAAATTATTTTTCCTGCATTCAGGACAAACTTTGGATTCATATAAGGTTTTATCCTGAGGGTTGTGTTCATTATCTAACATAGCTGTTTTGAGTTCATCCTCGTTACCAATCCAACCACATTCCTCACAGTATAGATCGTACTCATCGATTACCTCGAATTCCTCTAGGTGCATTAAATCAAATCTCTCGTGAAGTTCACTAACAAGTTCCTCGTTGGTGTAGTCAGCGTAACCCTTATGACCGAATTCTAACAGGGCTGCTGCGTAAGAATCATCTCCCTGTTGGTTTCCTGTAACAAATGAGTCGATATCATCATCAACCAATTTGTTGATTGCTTCCTGGCGTGTAAGTATCTCTGCCATTAGTTCTCGATTGAAGTTTTACGATAGTATTCTGCTATGTTGATTAGTTCGTCAACCAACTGTTCATCGGACATCGCCGCAAATTTCTTCGCGTCCTGTACTGTTTCGATTTCATCGCCTGCCATATCAAAGATAGCATCGATTAGTTTTTGTCGCATTGTTTCCTGTGCCATATTGAATTTAATTTAATTCGTAGTGAACATACTCATAGATTGCAAGCATATCATCGGTTTCCAAGTCGGTGAAGTCAACACACTCGCCAACATCCGTTTTGATTACCACACCTGCAAAATCCGTAAAGATTGAACTCGCCTTGCTTCTTCCGTCAAGTTCAGTTGGGTGAATGAAGTACAAAGGAACCTCTGCCTCTGAAATATCCAAAGGATTAGTTAATCCCCTGTTGTGTTCTTTTAACTCCTGTGTAAGAGCATCGTCTAAACCTTTTCGTAGTCCTACTAAGATTTCCTCAAAGTTGATGAAATGTGCCATATTATTTGTTATTGATTATTTTATCCCATTCGTGAATTGCAAACGCAGGTGTATAGACACCCCCATCACATTGATAGTAATAGTCCTTTGGGTTCAAGTTCCTGTCAAGCAAACGACTGATGTCGTGCTTTTGGTTCTTAACGAAATCCCAATCTTTTAGCCCTTGTGGTTCTTTCATAGTACGAAGATAAGTATAAAAAAGTTATTGACCAAATTTATTTTTGAATACAAAAAGAAAAGTGAATTTAATCACAATTGTATTCTTCGTATTCATCTTCCCACGCCTCAGGTGTAATCAGGTAGCCCAAGCGATTGACGAAGTGAAAACCCGCGATGATGATTAACTCACCATCCTCGTTGTCCACGATTGTCCAAATGTGCTTGTTAGGTTTCTCTTTAACATACTCGACCTCTTTGCCAAAGGTTTCGTACATACAGCCACCGAATGAACACATATCTTCTGGTGATAACCCATCTTTCAGGGTTGGTAAAAGTACCTGATTAAATTCAGGGTTATACTTTTCGTAAAAGTTGTCTATTGTCATTTGCTTTTCCATAATTCAAATGTAAGTATAAAAAAGTTACCCCGCAAGTTTTTCTACAAAATAATTACTATTGGTTATTCTCTCTAGCGCGTAGATGAATTGTTCCTCACTGGCGTTCTCACTTAACACTAGTTGTAACTTATTCACGTCCCCGATCGTTAGGTCTAGGTGGTGCAGGTCAAATCTATTGACCATATCATATACTGTTTGGACGCTTATCTTATTACGCATTTGGGTTCAGTTTAAATTCTAGGATATACTTTGATTGAAACACACCCTTGCAACAAGTACCACAAGCGGATATTCTAGTTGGTTTGCGGTGCTTCTTATGTGTACGACCACAGCCAACACATACAGCGACATACTTTGCTTCGGGCGTAACTGTATTCTCTGATGTATAGCAACGCTTTCCATCACAGCCAATCTCTAACGCCTTTGAACGCCACACCCAATCGTGTCCGTGTCCACCACCAACAAGCGCGTGAGCAATCTCGTGTAGTATTGTATTCTTAACCCTTGCTTCATCATTGATTGATACCAACGCCTTTGACAAGGATATCTTACGATACCTATGATTACAGCAGCCAAACCTACGCTTTGCGTTATCAAACTCAAAACGCCATCCCTTTGAGGTGAGGTCGTGCTTGCTCATTAAAATTTTTGCTAGTTCTTGTGCTCTGTTTAAATCCATGTCTAATTGTTTTGTTATGCAATATTAAACATAAAAAAGTTCTCGTGCAAATTTATTTACAGTTTTTTGCAAAAAAAATGGGGAACCTTTCGGAACCCCATCTTAATAACGTAACAGTTACCTATTACTTTGCAGTATCCGCAGATACTGTATCAACAACACAGGTATCAGATACCATAGTGGTATCAGTTGTAACCGTAGTTGTTTCGGTCGTGGTTTCGGTTGAGCAAGAAGCCATCATGACTACTAAACCCAGGATAAGAAGTTTTTTCATGCTACAAAAGTAAGCATGCATCCTAGTATTGTCAAGGGGTTCAGAAAAAAAATTAAAAAAACTTTGTAAAAAAGTTGCGTGGTAAATTCTTTTACATTATCTTTACACCATAATCAAAAACCACTTAAATGACAAAAGAACAAGTTATTAGCAAGGTGAATGAATCAGCAGGTTCATTGTTCACCAAGGAAGATGTAATCAGATTGATTGAGAGCATCGAAGGTACAACCAAAATCGACTTTGAGGAATTGGCAAACCGCCTTGAGACAATCGTTGATGAAGCCGACAACGAGGGGATTGAAGTCAATTCAAGACGATGTGAGTTCAGTATCTGCAACGGGAATGAAATCGAGATTGAGGACGTTCACTTTGAAACCGAAGAGTGGAAGAGCAACATCAACCACGATATCCGTCAGTTGATTGAGGCCACCGAAAGAGGAGAGGCTTGTCAGTTGGAAGAGGAGACCGCGGAGTAATTAATCGGGGGAAAGAGATTTCCCCCTTTTTTTATAAAATAATTTGGTCAGTAACTTTTTTACACTTATATTTGTATCATAAATCAATTAAACAATGAGAAATTTATTTACAAGAGAGTGCTTAACAATCAATGTGGCACGCAGACAAGAAAACAAAATTGCTTTGACAATCAGTTCGGACTATTCGGGTTCCGACCGCAAGTCGCAGTTGTATGTTAACGAGGAAAGATTGGCAACTATGCTAGAATCTTTTTGGAAGGGTATCAAAACCAAGAAACTATTGTTGGCGAATGTATCGTTCAGCGAAATTGATTGGTACGATGATATGTGCGATGTATACGATACACCAAGCATTACCATTAAGAGAGGCTTGAAGAAGGCAAAGGTAAGCCACCAAGAGCATGGTTCAATACCAAAAGATTGGTCGGTTGACTTGTTTTGTGTATTCGCGGACACCACAACCAATACACCAATACTTGAAGTGGTTAAGAGTGCATTGGGTGGTTACTTTGACAATGACCTTGAAAAGAAGTTTATCAAAGACCTTAAACCATTCTTGCAGAAGAAGGTGAACTATGCGAGTGCTGAATTAAACTACGAACACTAACATGGCAAGATTCATTTTAGACGTAGGCAACTTAGATGCCGAAGGTATCAGCGAAGTATTAGATGTGATTGAGAGAGACCCCTTCCTAGCGAAGGGGTTGACCTCGATCCGATGTATTGATGAGACCAATGATAATCAATTCTATTCATGGGACACTGGCACTACACCAATGATGAATGTATTGAGTGAGAAACAAATTGAGGAAGATAAAAAAATTCTTTCGAAATATTAATAAATAAATTTGCACAATAACTTTTTTACACTTATCTTTGAAGTAACAAAAAACAGATAGATATGTTAGCCTACAAAATTAACGCAGCCGACCGCAAGGTTGAAGCAATCGAAATCAACAATTTCCTAGACATCGCACCCGCTATTGGTGGGGAGTGTGAAACATTTGAAGCACCAGTGACACTAGACAACGATGACACGTTCTACACCGATGAGGAAGGATTGTATCACACTTGCGAAGGTGGTTGGATGTTGGAGAACTTTGCACACCCTATCTTAGGAAACGCAGTTGTGCAGGGAACAGATGACGAAGGTGATAGCACCGAACCGAAATCTACCATTGAGGAAATTGAGGCGATGATTATTTGGGTGAGCAAGGAAGATTGTGAGGTGTATCGTAATCGTGCTCATAACACACCACCAAGAGTGTACGGATTCTAAAAGAGTGGGGGAGAAATCCCCCAAACTTTTTTTGTAAATAAATTTGCACAAGAACTTTTTTATACTTACATTTGTATCATGGAACAAACAAAGATAAAATACACAGAGCAAATCAAAGATATTTTGATTGCTATGGCAATAGACGATACCTTACCATTGGATATGACCACACTTGATTCAAGTGTATTCGATAAGGTTGTTGAACCTTTGATAAGCACATTGAATACTTTGCGTGAGGATGCTGAAATGGCATTGAATGGACAATGGGATAGAACGGATGGTGGGTTTGAAGCACAAATCATTTTAATTGATAATGTACTATGAATAAAGCGACATTAGATTATTGGCATCCAAGAAACGAGACCGTTGTAACGGAAAGCGGTTTTCGTTACCTTGATAGAAATTCGGTCATCACCATAACAAAGGATATTGAAGACGAGACCGAGATAGGATTGTTTGAGCAGTTCTACAAACTTAATAATAGTTTGAGGTATTGCAATGGCTCATACTATACGTTCCAAGATAAACAATGGGATAAAAAGTATAAAGAGTGGTTGCAGTCGGATGACTACAAGAAGAAAAGTTTTGACCTTTACTACGGAAACGGAGTTGTTGATTAAAAAATTTGGTCAGTAAAGTTTTTTACATTACATTTGTATTATGGTAACGGTCTATTACAAAAACGAGAAAGGTGAGAACAAGGTTGTACTTGTAAGAACCTATAAAGAAGTTAAGCGTAGAATGAATGCTTTCATGCTCAATAGTTTTGATGAGAATGTAAGTGTGTTCAGACGCAGACGCGGACAATGGGGCGAGTGGTACGAGAATTGGGCAAAGGTAGGTAGTAAGTGTCAAATCATTAAAGAAGGTTGGCAATGATAAACTTTTGGGTAGACAATAACACAGGGATCATTTACGAAGGTGATGGAACAATGGTGGAGTTCTTACGTTCACAAGGTGATGAGACATATAACGATGCCAGTGATGAGTATCTAATTAACGAAGCACACCAACAAGGTTGGATAAAACTTTTAGAATAATTTGCACAATAACTTTTTTATACTTATCTTTGTAATCTAAATAAATAAACAAATGGACAAGTTCAAAAACAAAAAAACCTTGTTGGTTGGTGAGGGTATCAATCAGCACACATTGTATGGCGACTTTATGGTTGCCGACACAATCAATGACTTTGCCGAAGTAAAGGTAAAGGACACAAGTTTCTTAAAGCACGAACAACCGAGTGGTGCTTGGAGTAACGAACACAAGACCTTACAAGTTGAGAAAGGTGATTGGGTAATGGGTAAACAAGTTGAGTATAACCCATTCAATCAGCAAGTATCACGAGTTTGGGATTGAGTATTTTGTTTAATTGTTAAGAAGTGGGAAGCGAAAGTTTCCCATTTTTTTTGTAAAAAAGTTTGGTGGGTAATTTTTTTATACTTACATTTGTATTAACATTAAACAAAAACAAAATGGCAAATCCAGAAATTCATTCAAAAAGTTCAGTTAAGCGTTGGGGTGGTAAGATAGAAGATTATATCGCAATCCACGAACTGATAGATAGTCCGAAAGCGACTATGAACAACAATTCATCACGAGCATTAACCCACAACACTTGGTTTGCTTATACTATTATCCCAAAGATATTCGGGTACAACATCACCAATTCAAGTGGTAAGAGTGTGGACACTATTGATATTGCTATGTTGCATATCGCAGAGGACTTTCGTATGAAGTTTGTCCCGACACCACAAGATTATCTTAAACACTTGCAAGTTCAACCTTGGTTTAACAATGGTGTAAAGGACATTGAGAACCCCGAAGCAACAAGGGAAGCGGAAGAATTATTAGAAAGAATTAGAGAATAATTTGCACAAGAACTTTTTTATATTTATCTTTGAACCATAATCAATAAACAAAATGGAAAGCGTAGAAAAAATTATCCAACTTTGGAAAGAATTAGAAATCACCCACATTGACTTTGAGTTTACTTGTGGTGGTGATAGTATGAATGACACAACCCTTAATATCCACAAGGGTGAGGAAATCATTGAGAACGATGTTATCGCAACCTACTTTGACCACGAGGTCTATAACCGAGTAGAGTTCTATGTAAATTCCGATGGACACTATATGGGTGAGAGTGGGAGTGTACTGATTGAAATGGACGATGAGGGTGAGGACTTTAACTATATGAAGTCGGCTCAATCGGAGTGGTGTGAGAGAATTACAACTGATGTTGAGGTGGAACTTACTGATGAGGAGATTGAGTTCGTTAAGGAGTTCGTAAGAGATATAAATGGTGGTGATAACGAGAACGCAAACCTTAACTACAAAAAGGATTTTATCATTAACCAAAAGCGTAAGGAACTGATTGATAGTATCGGTAGTAAAGTTAGTGAAGTTTGTGGTAATTTCACACCCGAAATTGAGGGTGAGGGTGAGGTGAATGATTGGTATTCATACACCACTAACGAAGATGATATTACCGATAGCGAAGTAGTTATCAAAGGTAATAAACTTATCGTTAGTGTATCAAACGAATACTATGTTTATCAAGATAGTGAAGATTAAATTTGGTCGGGAACTTTTTTATACTTACATTTGAATTAAACAAATAAACAAAATGGAAATAGTAATTAACAATGTACCAACCGAATTTAATTTAGGTTGCCGTATGCTCAAAACCAAAGGTGGTGATTGTCCCTTTGATGAGTTACAAGATTTTTGGGAAGAAATCCAACCCTTAAACTTTAACGAGATAGCACAAATTCCTAACTTGGAACAAAGGCGAATTGCTTTATTGTTTCTTGGCTTGGAAAAAATGGTTGCAGAAGTGAAGCCAACCTTGGTAAGCACCAAAACAATTAAGAAACAAACCACTTGGATAAACGAGCAAGGTGAGTTAGTTGAACACAAGTTTGATGATACCTACGAACTTTACAAAGTGAATGGTGAATACTTTAATCAAGGGGTGGATAATTGGCGAAAAATGGCTGATGCCTATTATGTTCGTTGCAAAGACACCAGCACCGATAGAGAGTATCTTATTTGGGTGGACTTGAATAGTGTATGGAATGTTAAATGTGAAAACGATAAGGAATTAAATCGTTGGAACTTTGATGCGACAAAAGTTGATGCTATTGATTGTATTGCTTGGACTATTCAAACCAATATCGCACAAGGTGGAATTGAAAAGATTGTAAGACAAGGTGATTGTATTATGATTAAACCAAAAGCGAAGTACGAAACACTTGGTAGAGAAAGACATTTGAGTAAACAAGAATATCTTAAATTACTTGTAGCAGAGAGTTAAGAAAATGGGGAAAGAAATTTCCCCACTTTTTTTTGAAAAAATTGATCAATTTATTTGCGTGGTAAACTTTTTTGTATTATCTTTGAAGTATAATTAAACAAATAGATATTATGAGTGTAACTACACAAACCCAAGCAAAGGAAGTGGTACAGAATGTAACCGACTACCTAAACTCATTCAGCAACAAGAACAAAGAGTTTATCGCTGAAATGAATCGTGAACACCGAACCTTGCAACAAGGCTTTACTAAACTCTGTATGGAGTGGTTGGAGAATTGCGCGAGCGAGGAGTATCACTTTGACGGCAGGAACGAGGCAAGCCACAAGGTTGCCAGTGAAATGGTGGAAGGCTTTCGTGATGCCAAAGGAACAATGAGTAACCCGAGCGAGTGGTTGCCCTGTATTTAGGAATCTGTTTTGTTCATATATAAAGAGAGGGGTTGTAGCGATGCGGCCCTTTTTTTTGTGCCCTATAGATCCCTAGCAAAAAAAAATATAAAAAAATTTCATAAAAAACTTGCGGGGTAAATTTAATTACATTATATTTGTATCATAAATCAATTAAATAATCTATCATGAAAGGCAGAAAAAACAGCAGAACTTTTCAGTTCAAAACCTTGTTAAAAGGTTCAGTAGAAACGGATGTTAATGGTAACGTTATTTGTTATCCTGACATTGTTGAGACCACTAACTACGAGTTGCTTAAGTTACTCAAATTTAATCGTGACGTTGCACCTGCACACGTTCAGAAAATGGGTGCTAGTGTTACGCAATTAGGGAACGTACTTCGTGACGTTGTTATCGTTAAAATTGGTATGTACTATTTTATCGTTGACGGCCAGCATTTGTATGCTTACCTTAAGTCAGCGAACTTACCTATCCGTTGCAAATTAATCGAGGCAAAGGACGAACGTGATGCACTTAAGATTGTAACTATGCTTAACAGCACTTCACGAAATTGGGGTATCAAAAACTTCGTGGATGGTTGGGCAAACTTCAATAAGGACGTAAAAATTCTTAAGGAGTTGACAAAGCGTTTCAGTTTAACCTACACAACTATTGGGGCGTTGTTGACAAATTCAACTTCAGCACTTGCCAAAAAACAAATTGCTAGTGGTGAGTTCAAAGTTGTTGACATGGATGAGGCGGTTGCGAGAATTACATCAATTGACCACTTCTATAACGCTACGGGGTTTGTCCGCAGTCAATACGCCACCACAGGTTTAATTGACTTTATGGGTAACTTGGGTATTGAGAAATACAAAAGAAGCGAGCAGAAATTTATCCAATGTATTAAGAAAGGGATGAAGAAGCGAAACTTTGACGGGAAAACCTATGGTCGTAAGGAAGACTATCTTGAGTTCTTTAATAATTGTTGGAACTCATAAAAAGAAATAACGAAAGGGGATGGAAACGTCCCCTTTTTTATTTTAAAGAAATTGATCAATTTACTTGCATGGTAAAGTTTTTTACATTATCTTTGAAGTAACAAATTAAACAAGATGAAAGTATTAAACAGGGACGAAATGATGACATGGCTTACTAGCAAAGGAGTTAATGTTATCGGCACCACCGAAGAATTTTATGGTGAAGGTGAAGGCAAGGGTATATGGGTATCAGGCGAGGATAGTCCCTTGTTCAGTTACTATCGTGAGAGTTGGTACAATTCACATGGGGTTGAACCTAAACTGAATGAACAAACCGAAAAGCGTGGTTGGTATTATGAATGGCATGATGCGGGAACTATGATGATTTGGCCAGCATAAAAAAAATTGTAGAAAAGTTTGGTTGGTAACTTTTTTATCATTACATTTGATGTAACAATTAAATTAGTAGTTATGAAAAATAAAAATCTAAATGCTTCGATTTTAAAATCGAGATATCTTTTGCACCAAACAAAAGATTTACGTCAGTACCGAGTTACTGATTACAGACCTTTATTCGTTATCTCATTGTTCGTGAACGCGATTGTTTTTTTAAGTGCTTTCAGTTCAGAGCCAAAGGTTGTAACCGAATACAAGACCATTGTAAAGGAGACGGTCATAAGTGATAAGGTTGATGATATCGAATTGAATGATGATGCTATCCTTAAAGAGTTGATAGACCAAGGGTGTGTATTGCCGAACGTGGCACTTGCTCAATTTAAGATTGAGAGCCAACACTTCAAATCATCTATTTGCAAGGAGAATAAGAACATCGCTGGTATCAAGACAAGCCGAAGCGAGTACGTTGCAGGGAAGAATCGTGAGCATTGCGTTTACAAGACCTATCGTGATTGTATTAAAGATTACATTCGTATTCAGAATCGCTACCTTGAAAACATAGACGGGCGATATGCCGAGGACGGGCAGTACGTTGCTTTGGTGAAAAAAATGTAAAAAAGTTTGTTCGGTAAATTTATTATACTTATCTTTACAATATCAAATTAAACGTTATGAAAAAGTTAGTATTATTAGTTGCTTTGTCTTTGTCGGGTTTATCGTATGGACAAGCGTGGGAAAATTCGGGTGCGAACAATACTGTCTACATGGGGCAAGATGAGAACAACTACCCAATCTATAAAACGGTTAACCCGTTTGAGTCGTTGGGTTCAAAGATTGCGATGAGTACCCTTGTGAGTGGAATTGGCGCTTTCTTTACCTATATGATTATTGATAGGAGAAAGGAACGCAAGGCACAAGAGTTGGAACAAGAACAACATCCTTTGATACAAGAGAACGTGGAAATTTAATCCACGTTTTTTTTTTGTAAAAAACTTGCATGGTAATTTTATTTACATTATCTTTGAAGTAAGAAAAACAATTAGACATGAATATAGTAGATTTTTTACAAGCAAAGCCAAAGGTTAGTTACCGATACGAGGACGGCACAACTAAAGAGTGGGAGTTCCGTTGGGGTGGAATGTTTGGGCAAGGATATTACCGATTGACCAAGAATGGTCGCAGACACCCAATGAGTTATTTTAGAGTACCAAGACAAGTGTACAATGACTACATGGACGGATATTGTAAGTTGGTGGAAGAAAAAAAAGATATAGAAAAATTTGCACAATAACTTTTTTATACTTATCTTTGAAGTAACAAAATAAACAATATGAACAATCCATTTTTAAGACCGCAAGCGGGAGCCTACAAACCATATTTGGTAGAGGCATTAAACAAAGTAGGCAGAACCACCGAAGCAGATGAGTTCGCCAAAGGTAATATGAAACTTGCAATCTTGTCAAGTGTTACGGGTGGAGTACGATTATTCCCCGAGTTGAATGAAGTTTGTGCCAACGCACTTAACGAACTTGACACGATTGATGAGAATGTCCGTTACTACTTTTGGGGTTTATCCAACGGACAATTCGGAGTGGCTTCAAGCAACGGAGCGTATGTCTATGACCCAACCGATGTGAAAGCAGTTGAGTATGTCAAGACCCAAGTTGAGTTGAGTGATAACGAAATCATCCAACCATTTTTTAGCAATTGATTTGTTTTTCATAACTGAGAAGTGGGGGGCGAAAGTTCCCCATTTTTTTTTATAAAAAACTTGCGTGGTAATTTTATTTACATTATATTTGAAGTATGAAAAACAAAACAAGATACGATGTGATTAGTCCCGATGGGTTCTCAATCCATTTCAGCGACACATACGCAACAAAGGAAGATGCGAAGAACGCGTTTTTTGATTGGAAGAAACGATTTGAAGGGCAAGGGTATTATTCCTCAAACAACGGAAGAATCCCTTTGAGTGAGTTAGAAAATCATTGTAGAATTATAGAAGTAGAGATATGAAAAATTACTATGTGACAATTATGTCAATTGACCCGAATGACCACTATGGTCGTGAGCAAGGTGATGATAGCCAGAAGTATGGTTATGATGTTCAAGCCAGAGATAAGAACCATGCCAGCGAGGTTGGTGTTGAGCAGTTCAAAAATCAGCATGGTGATTTACCAATCTTTTGGGTAAAAGTTTCTGAAGATTAATTTGGTCAGTAAAGTTTTTTATGTTATCTTTGATATAACAAATTAAACAAGATGAAAAAAATTATTGATTTCTTTAATCGTGCATTCGAGGAGTTGGGCTACGCATACTATAAACAAGTTTATTGCTATGAGGGTAAACTTTGTATGGGTTATGTAGTTGTACAAAACCACAGATTTCTATGGATACCAATGAATAGACGTGTGGCGGTTTGTTGTGACAAAGAGGAGTTAAATCAAACTTTAAAATTTTTGCGAGAAAATTAGGTCAGTAAAGTTTTTTATGTTATCTTTGAAGTAACAAAATAAACGAGATGAACGAAGCAATAGAATTAAAGCACCGCCTTGCAATGATCGAGGACGACCTAAAAGTTATTAGAGCATTTATCTATGAGCAGGGTTTGAATGAAACATTCCAAAAGCCAACACCAATGGCTGACGAATGTTGGACGCACCTAAACAATATAGAGATTGCTTGTGACCTATCAAGTGAGGAATGTTTGAGTTGGAAATTATTTGCAAAATAATTTGGTCAGTAAACTTTTTTTCATTATCTTTGAAGTAACAAAATAAACAAGGAGTTATGGCAAAAGCAATTCAATTTTCAGAAGTAAAGACCCGCCTTGAAGTTTCAAGTCGTGGTGGTGGTATAGAGATAGACCTAACGCGTTTCGGGTTCAAGGGGGAGTTTATGTCAGCGTATCAAAACTATTTGGGTGGTGGTATGTTGGGTAGGGTTTGTGCTAACGACACTATCCGAGCGTATAACAAACCTTGTACACCAAAACAAGCGGAGAAGTTAGACAAGATAGCGGAGCGTTTAAAACAATACTATCATTTGTTGACTAACCCCGACACCGAGTGGGAAGGTAGTAGTTACGAAGCGAATCAGTTAAGACCCGAATCAGGTTTTTAAAAAAAAGTTTGTAAAAAACTTGCGTGGTAAACTTTTTTGTGTTATCTTTGAAGTATCAAAACAATTAAACATGGCAAAAAAATCAGAAGACATTAGAACAGCGTTCGGGTTACTAATCTATAAGGGTGACTACGAGGGAGCGCAATGGTCAATCACTGGGTTTCCAAAGGACGAGCAGTTAGCACGTCATTTTGAATCAGCATACGACTTTGAGGATTGTGTTAAACGCAATGTAAATTGTAGTGGTATAGAGTTCGATAGCGAGTTTAGTCAGTTCTTTGCATACGCCAAGACCAAAGCGAGATTGGTATCGTTCGCCAAGCAGATTGAGAAGCACTTTGCAAAGGCAAAAGCGATGACAGAAAAAATGTATTAAAAAGTTTGCACAAGAACTTTTTTATACTTATCTTTGAAGTATCAAAACAATTAAGCGATGGAAAATTTTAGCCAAGTATGCGTTTGGGAAGGCACAGTTGTCGGAGCAGACGAAGTGAAAACTTTTGAGGATTGGGTTCAATCAGAGTTCGGAGTACGAGCAAAGTATTGCGATGAGGTATTGACCTTACCAACACCAGGAGAAGAAGGAACAGGTGGGAGAAGTGATTTGTTCTTTCGTATCCACGATGAGGACATTCAAAAGTTCTCAGTTCCACGTCTTATGGTTGGTATCCGTTGGTGGGAAGATGTGTTGGGTAATGGTAATGAGGAATTGTACCCACAAGAGATTTTGGAAAAATATCCAAAAACTTGGTAAAAAGTTTGCACACTAAATTATTTTGTATTATCTTTGTATAACACAAACAACAAGTATATGCAACAAATGATTTTAAACATCAGAAAAAAAATGGGGTATGTTCCAATGGAAGAATACCTACGAGAAAAAGAAAATACTCAAATTTCAAGTATAAAGGATTTTGAGAGAGTAATTCACATATTGAGTTCATCAATACACGAAGCCCATATTGAAACGGCTGAAAAGTGTTTTGAAGTATTCAAGAACAAGTGGAACGGCTTATCTTCGGAGATAATGTCATATAACACCCTAATCTTTGAAAACGAAAGAGAAAAGGTGTTACAACGACTACCGAGGATTGAAGAGAGTGTTAGGTTGTTGCTGACTTGATACTTGTTTAATTGTGGAGAAGGGGAGCAGAAATGCTCCTCTTTTTTTATGTAAAAAATTTGGTCAGTAACTTTTTTACACTTACCTTTGTACTATGGAAAAGAAAGAAGGACGTATTCAGATTATCGAGAGTCAATTGGAATTGATTAAAGATAGGGTTTGTGAGATTAAGGGTGAATTAACGACACTTGATTTCCAAATGGAGTTGAGCAAAGTTGATGCTAGGTTGTATCGTATGAAGCGTAAAACCTTTATGTATGAATTGGAGTTGCTTGACAAGAAGATTGGAGAGTTGAACGCGGAGTCGGACATCTTAAATCTATTCAAGGAAATTGGTATCGAAGTGGAAGAACATTCGGACGAAGAAGAAAAAATCTCAAAATGAAAAAATATATTGTATCCTTATTGATGTTAATGGGGTTGAATGCTTTTGCACAATCACCCAAACTGAAAATAGTATTGTATCCAAACAACGACCTTGAATACGCCCAAGCGGTGAGGTTAATGAATGATACTACATTCAGCAAAGATTTTTGTTTTGATATTATTCGCAAACAAAAAGACCCATCGTTCCCAGCGGAATACGGAGTGGTTAAAGTTGATTTCGTTTCTTGTGAGGGAGATATTATGGTTGCGAGTTGTCAAGCGAATACAATCCCCAATGATAAAGAATTAAAATTGTATGCAAATATGTCCTTGACAATTGCGAGTGATCCGAAATTAAGAAAAAGTACAAAAATATTGTATTAAAAATTTGGTCAGTAAAGTTTTTTATAGTATATTTGAATTATAATCAATTAAACAATATACTATGGCAAGCGACAAAATCACAGACGCACTTGGAATCAAAGAAGAATGGTGGGATAACAAAATCGAATCAATTAAGGAAAGTTGGAATTCGGTTGGTGCTATCTCAGATGTTATCTTAAAGGAAGCAGAAGGACAACGAACTGAATCTTTCGGGGATACGGGAATCGGTCTTTCGGAGTACGAGGTTAAGTTGGTAACACTTGGATACCTTATCGGTTTAACCAAGTCAGTAGCAGAACAACAATCGGCATCACCCGAACACGATTTTATAAAGTTCCTTATTGAAATGTCAAAAAGAAAAGGGGGTGAATAACCCCTTTTTTTTATTCATATAAATTTGGTTGGTAAATTTTTTTATATTATCTTTGTAATATGGAAACAATAAAAGGGATAGGATTAATAGTCGCATCGGCTTTAATGGGTTTGTTCGCTTTCAGAGTTGCGAACACTTGGGACATACCAGTAGACAATCAAATGGCAATGGCTTTGTTCGGTTGCTTTTTCTTTACTATATCATTAATATTATTAGTAATGGAAGTAAAGGGGTTGGTACAAAGAATGAAAAAAGTTGTAAAATAATTTGGTCAGTAACTTTTTTACACTTATATTTGTATCATAAAACAATTAAATAATAGTATATGAAAAAAGCAGTTTTAATTTTAGCAATGTTTTTAATCGGTGGTGTCGCGGTTGCACAGACCACAGCACCGAAAGAAGAACCAAAGAAAGAAAAAGTAGCACCAAGGTTGCCTGACGGAATTGAAAAGGGTTTATCTATTACCTATAATGAAATCGGAGAGTTGATTTTCGTTACCAAAAAGAAATCAATCTATGACGACATTGAAAAGATAAAAGAATACATCGGGGCAAACTATCGCCTTTACAACGCATCAGCACCCGAAATTCAACACGACCGTAACAAATGGGTACTTACGTTTAAGAAAAAATAATTCTTGTTTAATTAGTTGTGAAGTGGGGAGCGAAAGTTCCCCATTTTTTTTTTAAATAAATTGATCAAAATACTTGCACAATAAAGTTTTTTATATTATCTTTGATATAACAAATTAAACAAGATGAAAAAGTTATTCCATTACGTTATTATATTTTTAGTTATCTACTGGTGTTTTAATAACATTAATGGGTGTAATGTAACAAAAGATATAAAAGTCCCGCAAATCGAAGAAAAAGGGGGTTCTTGTGAGGGTTGCACCGCACCGATAGAAGAGTCAAACTACGATGTTTTAGAAACCGAGAGAGAGCAAGTATCTTATGAGTATCTTAAAAATGCTATAATAAGAAACGAGGGTAGACCAAAAAGTTTTATTGAGTTGGGCAGGAAGATTGAGAGCAGTAAATCTATTACTATTGTTACTATTGATTATAGTATCATAAACGATAAAGATATAAGAGTGAATAGGAGATGTGTCGGCACCCACGAATTTACAATGGACGATGTGTTGATAAGTGTTGATATTACAGATGAAAAAATTTAATAAAAAACTTGCACAATAAAATTATTTACATTATCTTTGAAGTATCAAATTAAACAAGATGAAAAGAGAAATTAAAATCATTCCGTTAGTCCTATCAATTTTAGGGTTCGTTGCAGTAGGTCTTTGTTTGGGTTCATTGTATGAAGTGGCGACAACATTCGAGTTATGGTTCGGGGTTGTGTTCGGGTTCATTGCCTTTACATTCATTCTATTATTATCAATTGGGTTCCCCTTGTCAAAAGAGGAAAGAGAACAAACTGAAATAAAGTTGTAAAAAAGTTTGGTTGGAAAAGTTTTTTATATTATCTTTGATATAACAAATTAAACAAAGGTATTATGAAAAACTTTCCCAACATTCTAATGGTGATACTAGTATTAGTTATAGGTGTCATATTGGTTAATCTTATTATTAAGTTCGGTCTTTGGTTGCTATTACTTATATTTGTCTATCCAATACACGTTCTTATTGTTTTAGTTATTTTAATGTTTATTTTAAATAAACTTGCACAATAAAGTTTTTTATATTATCTTTGAAGTATACAATTAAACAATAAGATATGAATAAGCAATTTGAAGTAACCGTTAACCCTTTTAAAAGGTCAGTACACATTGGAAGAATCAAAGAGGGGCAAGAACTTGAAATCGACCCAGCAAAACGCAGAAATGGGAATGTCCTCTATGATTTTGTTGAAGAACTTTATTTTCGTGATTTAGACGAATGGCAATCTTTCGAAATGGACGGCAAATATTATGACGTACACTTTCTTTATGAAGATGATTTTTCGCTTAATATATATGAAGTTAAGTTCACAGGTGGAAGTGCGGGTTGGGCAGATTATAGAGAGTGCCTTGTTTACGTTTTAGATGTTATTTTCTTTATGGGTGATGACAATTGTGTTTCAGGAAGATTTGCACAATAACTTTTTTATACTTATCTTTGAAGTAACAAAATAAACAATTAAGCAATGGCAACAAAATTATGGAAATCCGAGTATCATTCAGGGGGTTCAATCCGAGTAACAACCGATGAAAAGAAAAAGAAAGTAACCTTTTTAGTAAGCGACCACGAGTATTCATTTGATACAAATGATAGTCGAGCAGAAACAAAGATAGACGCGTTCTTATTTGAGGTAACAAGTTCTTACTATGCCGATGAAATAATGAAGTGGGTAAAGAGTAAGATAAAAATTGAAACACCAAGTTTTTGGTAAAGAGGTTTAATTGTGAGAATTGGGGGCGGAAACGTCCCCTTTTTTTTTATTAAAAATTTTGATCGAAATACTTGCACAATAAACTTTTTTACATTATCTTTGATATACAATTAAACACAAGGGGTTATGTATAAAATCATTCAAGCAAAGTTTTCAAGCAAGTGTGCCAAGAGTGGCAAACGAATTAAGAAAGGTGATACAATCATCTATGACATCTATAAGAAGTTAGCCTACATTCCTGGCAATGAACCAAAAGATTATACTTACCAAGATGATGGTAAAATGGTACAGGCACAGGAGAACGCGTACTTTGATAATTTTTGTCGAGAAAATAATATATAAAAAACTTGCACAATAAAAAATAATATATTATCTTTACAATATCAAATTAAACAAGATGAAAAAGTTAGTATTATTATTAGTGGTTACGATGGTAACATTAGGAGCAAACGCAAGTGTATCAGAATCGTTTGATGGTGGTAAAGGTAAAAAGCACCAATCAGGTTTTAACTATAAAAAACACTACCGCAAGGCAAAGAGAGTGAAGTTCTTTAATAAATTATTTAATAGAGATAATTGCAATCACTACCGAAGAAATGGTTGGGTTTAATTGATTAACGACACGACCAAGGGGAGCAGAAATGTTCCCCTTTTTTATTTTAATTAAAAAAAAAATCACTTAATTAGATAAATAAATTTGCACATAAACTTTTTTATCCGCACCTTTACAATAAGTTAATCAATTAAACAATTAAGTATTATGAAAAAGTTAGTTTTATTATCAGTAGCAGTTTTGGTAGCAGTAGGAACAAGTTTTGCCCACGATGGCGGTAAGAAGCTTAAAAAACACAAAAGAGTTAAATACCACCAATGCGATGCGTACAAAACACACTACGCACCAATCAAGCCCGAGAGACACCGCAGTCATGGTCTTTGCGATGCTTACAACTAAAAAGACATCAATCAACAAGAGAGGGGCAGAGATGCCCCTTTTTTATTACCTTATATTTCAATCGAAAAAAAAGTTTCATTTTATTTAAAATAAATTTGCACATAAACTTTAAAGCCAGTACATTTACATTAAGTTAATCAGTTAAACAATTAAACATTAAAGTTATGAAAAAGTTAGTTTATTTATTAGTAGTCGTTTTCGCAGTATCATTAACAACTACAAGTTGTGCAAGTTCAAAATACGGAACATACAAAGTAAAGAAAAAAGGGTGCATGACCAAAACAAAATACAAAGGTCCGAAAACCACTTACCGAAGCACAAATTGGTAATCAGAAAAGGGGAGCGAAAGTTCCCCTTTTTTATTTTAATTAATTTTAGTTTGGCGCTTGCACATAAACTTTTTTATGTTTACCTTTACATTGTCGTTAGGGAACAACGAAGGGCGGGGGTGAAACCACGAAGTAAATCAGAGGTAACTTGCCCTTTTTTTTCTTGTTTAACTTTCGGGCAAAAACATTAAACAAAAAAATATTTTCATTTTGATTAAAATAAATTTGCACATAAACTATCAAACCCGTACATTTGTATAAGTTAATCAGTTAAACAAATTTAATTATTATGAAAAACAAAAAAACACAAATCATCGCACAAGTCATTAAAGATGGCGGTTCAGCAACTTTCGCACAAGTATTGGCAGTAGTTGAGCAGAAGCAACTTAAAAGAGGTAACCCTTTGAAAGATGCAGTTGTAACGAAGTTAGTTAACTACAATATGTTGTTAAACGCTAACTATCAAAATATGGTAAACAACGCACGAGTTCGTGAGGGCAAAGAAGCGGATTTCCAAGCCAAAGAAAATTGGTTCACTCCCGTAAATGATGGCTTTAATGGTTCAATCGTAGCGAAGAAAAGCGACCTATCTTGTGAGTACTTAAAGTTCGCTTGTAATAACGCTAAAACGCTTACTTACTTTGTTAATGGTGTAGAAGCAACGGCAGAACAAATTGAGATTATCAAGCAGTTCCGACCAAGCACAAGCAAGGCAGTAAATCAAGGTCTTGACAATGATGTTATCATTCGCACTATCAAGGTAGAGGGAATTGAGAAAATCAAGTGTGGCGAGGAAGTTATCTTCGGATAACCCAACCCACAAACCAACCAAAGAGGGGCAGAGATGCCCCTTTTTTGCGTTTTAAGAGCGTCTAATTTAATTTATATAAGATTGCCCCGACAACCCCACAAAATGCCCTTAAAACGAAAATCATATATTTCGTATAGATCCATAAAAAAAAGTTTTACCAAACACGAAAATAAATTTGCACATAAACTTTTTTATAGCGACCTTTGTATTGTCAGTGAGAGATCGAGACGGGTTCGGTGAACAGCCGCAGAGGGTAGACTCCAACCTGCCTTTTATTTTTTTTTTTATTAAAATAAATTTGCGTGTAAACTTTTTTATGCTATGGAAAAAAAATTTTGAAATTAATTAAAATAAATTTGCACATAAAAAAGATTAGCCGTAATATTGCAACAGGTTTAACAATTAAAAACAATTAAATTATGTTCTACATTAACAACAACAACAGCATTAACGCCTTCTTACTTTTAGAGCAAGCGGGTTTGAATTGGTCAGCAAACAAAGAAGTTTTGCAAACGGCAAGTGGTATCATTACAGATAGCGTGGCTATCGTTCGTGAGGATACGCAAAAAATTCTAGGGGTTCACAAAAATTCCTATGAGGTTTTCCAAAATCAGCAAATGGCAGAATTGCTTTTTGAGTTGTCGCAATCAGCAGATTTGCCTATCCACTCGGCAGGGTCTTTGAATGGCGGTGCAAAGGTGTTTATCCAATTAAAAACAGATGACCTTAATTTGGGTTATGGTGACAAGGTGAAAGGCTTTTTAACGGCAGTTAATTCGTTCGATGGTTCAACGTCTTTAGCGTTCGGACATTCTCACCTTACAATCAGTTGCCAAAACACTTTCTTTGGTGCGTATCGTGGTTTGGGTTCAAAGGTGAAGCACACTAAATCAATGTCGGTTAAGGTTGAGGATTTGCTTAAATCAGCGGAGCAAGTACGCATTGAGGAGAAGGCAAACTTTGAGACAATCAAGAAGTTGTCAGAGGTTCAAATGTCAGACAAGCACGTTGACGAGGTCTTAAAGGCAATCTTTGCCGTTTCCCTTGCGGACGTTAAGGCAGACGCTGAAACTATCAGCACACGCAACAAAAACAACATTGTGCGTTTCAACGAGGCACTCAAGCAAGAAACCAACTACAAAGGCAATACCTTGTGGGGTTTGTTCAGTGGTGTAACAAAGTACACTACACACTTTATCGGTGAGGGTAAAGAGGACACAAAGATGTTCGGGTCTATGGCTCAAAAGGAACGAAAGTTATTTGAGCAGTTCGCAGAGGTGGTGAAGTAATCACCACACATTCGGAAAGGGGGCAGAGATGCCCCTTTTTTGCGTTTTAAGAGCGTTTAATATATAAAGATATGGCAATACCTTACTTTGTGGGCAAAAGTCCCTAGAAACGGCATTTGGTGGGCAAATAGGTAATATACCCCTCCCCCCCTAGGTATGCCCCCCTATATGGCGGGGGGGTTACCCCAAAAG